ATATTGTTCTCTCACTAAATGCTCATGGTGATGCATTTATATTTAAAAACAGAAATGCCAATGGTAAAGTAGTTTCACTTGTTCCTTTAATGCCAGGACTTGTAGATGTAAGAGGTAATACTTCTAAATTAATTACACATTACGAATATTATGCATCACAAAAAAATGCAACCTCTGGAGAGCCAGTAAAAATTGACCCTAAAGATATTATTCATATCCGACAAGGAATTGACCCAAATGACCATAGAAGAGGTCATGCACCACTTAAATCTATTCTTCGTGAATTATTAGGTGATGAAGCAGCAGGTCAATATACAACTGCATTATTAACAAACTTAGCTGTTCCAGGTGTAGTTCTCTCTCCAAGAAATGATGCAATGGGTGGACCAACTAGAGAAGAAGCAGAAGCTATTGCTGAACTTTATAAACAAAAGTTTGGTGGTAAAAACAGAGGTGCACCAATGGTGTTATCTGGCTCAATGAATGTTGAAGTTGTTTCTTTTTCTCCTGACCAAATGAAGTTGACTGAATTAAGAAAACTTCCAGAAGAAAGAGTTTCTGCTGTTCTTGGTGTTCCAGCAATATTGGCTGGACTCGGTGCTGGTCTTGATGCTGCTACCTATAACAATACTGCTGAACTAAGAGAGTTCTTTACTGAACAGAGATTGGTTCCATTATGGAAAACAGTTGCTAATGAATTAACACATCAACTATTAATTCCTGATTTTGGAGATACTGGTCAAACTTGTGATTATGACATTCAAAATGTAAGAGCTTTACAAACCGACATGGATGATTTGTATAAAAGAGTAAACATGGGTGTAGCTGGTGGTTGGATAACTATTGGTGAAGCAAGAAAAGTAGTCGGACTAGATGTAGATGAAAATCATAATGTTTATTTAAGACCAATGAATATGTTACAAGTTCCTGTAGATGGTGAGGCACCACAACCTACACAAGAACAAGAAAATACTAGAAATAACGACCCACAAGCTGGACAATTAGTTGAAGCTGCTGATAGTGAAGCTAGTTACGAAGCTAAATTATTAAGAAAATTATTTGATGCAAAGATGGACACTGTAGATGCAGTTCCTGAAACCACAAGACAAGCTGTAACATTTACACCATCAAGAAATATGTGGATGTTTACAACACAGGAAGCTGCTGAAAGAAGAGCAGAACAAATTGGTTGTTCAGGTTTTCATACTCATAAGATAGAAGATATGACTTACTATATGCCTTGTAGTTCTCATGAGAGTTTTGAAAGGACAAAAAAATCATACATCGATGGTATTGTTGAAGAGTTAAAAGTTTCATTAGAAGAAGCTGAAGTTTTATTTGAACAGGAATTTGAGATAGGTGAAATGACAGAAGAGAAAGCCCAAGTCTTACCAGAAATTTTTGATACTAGAAAAGAAGCAGAAGAAAGAGCTAAAGTTTTAGGATGTGAAGGTGCACACGAATATGAATTGAATGGTCAAACATATTACATGGATTGTTCAACACATGAACAATTTGAAGAAGCAATGAGTAAACCAGAAAACGAAGGTAAAGCTTCAGAAAATATTAAGAAAGAAAAACCTATGAAAGATAGGACAAATTTTCCAAGCCCTGGTGATGACCAACAAGTATCTATTTCTAATTCTAAATATAAACAATTTCCTTTTGGTTATGCTAAAAGTTTAAAAGAAGATTACCCAGAAATATGGAGAAGAGGTGGTAATGGTGGTAACCCACCAACCTCATTTACAGGTAATGATGCTTTTAACAGATGGAGTAAATATCAATCTGGAGATAGAAGTGAATCAGTACTTAGCTGGGTTCGTAGAAGAGAACGCTTTATGGGAAGACATCAAAACAATAACAGATTAGCTGGTGTTGTTGCCGCGATTAAATGGGGTGGTGTTCTTAACATGGGAGTTCCTGCAATGAAAAAAGTTATTAGTGACCAAAAAAAAGTTGTTAATGCTAGAAGAAAAGAAGCTAGAAAACTAGCAATAAAAATTGCTGATGAAGTAAGTTCTAAAGCTGTTACTTCTGCAATCTCTAAAGCACTAGATAAAAAAGTCGAAGACCATAATTCTAGTAATCCAAAACATAAGGCAACAAAGAGAATGTTAGTATCAGTTTTTAACAGGGGTGTAGGTGCTTATAGAACTAACCCTAGTTCAGTAAGACCAAGTGTTAATTCAGAAGAACAATGGGGATTAGCACGAGTTAATGGGTTCTTGTTTGCTTTGAAAAACGAGAAGTTTAAGAGAAAGCCATACGATACTGATTTATTGCCTTCAAGCCATCCACTCTCATCTAAAAAACAGATGGCTGAAGTAGATAATAAAGTAGAGAACCCAGACACACCTTAAGATAAATACCACGCATTTTAGAGACTTTTGTTAATGTTTATACTATATGCACCTAAATAAATCTGTTAACAGTTTATATAGGAGATGCACTCGTGAGTGAAATTAAAAATATCGACTTAGAATTTAAAGCAGACGGTGAAGGTAAAGTTTCTGCTGTTTTCTCAGTTTTCAATACATTAGATAGCGATGGTGATGTTGTCGTTCCAGAAGCTATCAAATCAGGATTTAAATCAGGTTCAGTTCCAATGGTATGGGCTCATAAATGGGATATGCCAATTGGTAAAGGTGAAATCAAACAAGATGGTGATAAAGCTACTTTTGAAGGTTCATTCTTTATGGATACCGAGTCTGGAAAAGAAGCATACAACTTAGTAAAAGCTATGGGTGACTTACAACAATGGTCATTTGGTTACAGAGTTAACGATAGCGAAAGAGGTAAATTCAAAAGCAGTGATAAAGAAGTTGATGCTAGATACTTAAAAGATTTATCAGTATATGAGGTATCACCTGTACTTGTAGGTGCAAACCAAGATACATACACAATGGCTATTAAATCTAATAAGGAATTACTAGAAGAACTTACAAAAGATACTTTAAGTTCAGATTCTTTTATAGAAAAAGAGCCAGAAGAAAAACCAGCAGAAGAAATTGTTGCTCATGATGCAAATGCAAAACACTGTGAATGTTGTAGTAAAGGATATGGTTCTTGTGACTATGACAAAACAGGTAAATGTGCAAAAGAGATGAAAAAATCTGCTGACATTGATGAAGTTTCAGAGGAAGAAAAAAAATCTTTCTCAGAAGAAGTTAAAGATGTGCTTGCCGCATTAAATAACTTAATGACACGAGCTAACGCCATTGCGATGTTGCGTGCCAAGGATGGGAGAAAAATAGGAACCAAGGCAACTGAGGCTTTAAGGGCAGTTCAGGAAGACCTTATAGATGCATGGACTGAAATAGATTCATTTATCTCTGAGGTTGGAACCGAAGAAGCTTTAAATGTTGACTTAGAGGAAGAACAAGCTGAAGAGCCTGTAGATGTTGTTGAAGAACCAACAGATACAGTCGATACTGAAGAAGTAGCTGTCGAACCAGAAGAAGATACAGAGAATCCTGAAGAATCTGATGAAGTAGAAGAAGTAGTTACTGAAGAAGTTCCAGTAGATAACACTGAATCAGTTGATAGTGATGACTTGGAAGATGATGTGTGGATAGAAAGCCAAAGATTAATAGCAGAAGCTATTGATGTAGAAGCAACCGACAACGAAGTATAAGTAATCTAATAGGAGATAATTTACAGTGAGTAAAGTACAAGAGCTTAGAGAAAATATTGCTAAGTCTCGTGAAGAACTTAAATCTGTATTTGATGCTCCAGCTGAAGAAGGCAAGTACTCTAATGACCAAAAAGAGAAAATCAAAGGTCTTAATGAGGAACTTGCTGGTTCATTAGACGAGCTAAAGATTGAAGAATCTAAAGCTGCTAATGAAAAAGCTATGGAAGTTAGCAACGAAGTTGTTAATGAACTTCCTGTAGTTGAAGAAGCTCCAGCTGGCGTTAAATCAATAGGTGAGCAATTCACAAATACTGACGCTTATGCAAAATACATGAGCAATGGTGTTAAAGGCGTAGATTCTCAAGCAGAATTTAAAACAACATTAAATACCACAGGTTATCCACCAGAGTCGTTAAGAGCACCTGGAATATTAGAGACAGCTTTAAGAGACCCTAATGCTGTTATTGGATTGTTTGACCAAATTCAAACATCCCAAAACGCATTTGTATATCTTGAAGAGACAACATTCACAAACAATGCAGGTGAAATTGCAGAATCTGGAGACATCTCCAGTGCAAACGAATCAGCATTGGCTTTCACAGAAAGAACAGAGAGCATTCGTAAGATTGCTACTTTCTTGCCTGTGACAGATGAATTGTTGGCTGACGTTTCTGGTATCCAAGGATATGTTAATTCACGTCTCACAACAATGATGAGATTAAGAATGGACAACCAATTACTAAATGGTAATGGTTCCGCTCCAAACTTGACTGGTGTATTACAAAAATCTGGTATTAACACATTTGACTATTCTTCATATTCTGGAGAATTAAGCAGACTTGGACAAGTGTATCAAGCAATTACAGAAATCAGAAAAGACGCTTTCGTCGAACCTGATACAGTAGTTATGCACCCAAGTGACTGGTATCAAATTGTAACAGCAGTTACAGACCAAGCAGGAACATCCTCAGCAGGTTATGCAAGCAAAAACCCATTAATAGTCGCCGCTGGTGGCTTTGGTGGAGACGTTGCTGCAAGACTCTGGGGTCTTAAAGTAGTTCCGAGCACAGCAATCGCAGAAGGTACCGCATTAGTCGGTAAATTCGGTGGTGGCGATGCTGCTCAAATTGTCATGAGGGAAGGTGTTGACCTTGCCGTATCTGACAGCCATAGTGACTTCTTTGCGAAGAATCAACTAGCTATCAGATTAACCATGAGAATGGGCTTTGTGGTCTATAAACCAACAGCTTTCTGTTCTATAACAAACTTCTAAGTTTGATTTAGACGATAGTGTGAAGAGCCCTCTTCGGAGGGCTTTTCTAATACCAAGTAATTTTATTTTATAAGTTAGGATTAATGATTATGTATACAATTCCAGAAAAAAATATTTATAAGCTACCTGATGGAAAGTTATGGGAAGGTGACCCAGTAGATGTGCCAACTTCACAAGCTGACCTAATTGCTAAAGCTGGTAAAGAATATCCAACTGACTGGCTCAAAGAGCAAGGTTGGGGTAAAAAAGACAAGCCTGCTAAGAAAAAAGCAGCAAAAAAACCAGCCAAAGCAGTTAAAAAATCAGAAGTAGAAGATAAAGCTCTAAAAGATTTCGATACCGAAGATAAGTAAGGAGGTCTAAATGGCTTTCTCAACCGCAGCCGATGTGGAGGCTTATACTCGTATTGATTTTGATACGGATTTAGAGACACATTTAACAAACAATTTAATACCATTTGTAGATGAAGCAATTGTTCAATTTGTTGGATATGATGTTGAATATAAAGAACAAGTTGAAACATTTACAGGTGACCAAACTAAAGAAATCTTTTTAACACATATGCCTGTTAGGTCTGTAACTTCTGTTGTAGAAGATGATTTTACATTAACTGAGGGGGCAAGTGCTGATTATGTATTTTATCCTAATGGAAGACTTCGTAGAATAGGTATTAGATGGTCTTATGCTAGAGAGCAAAATATTGTAGTAACTTATAATGCTGGTTACACAGCTCATGGTGGTGGACTTTCTACAGATTTACCCTCAGTATTTAAAATGGTTTCTGCAAGAGCTTCAGCTAGATTATTAGAAGCAGTATTAGTTGTATCATCACAACAAGAACCATCTGAAATTACAGACCAAAATACATCTGCTGGCACAGCAGGTAATTTTAACTTAACAACATCAGAAAGAATTGGTGACTACTCAGCTAATTATGATATTGGTTTAGATGCTTTATCTATGCCACCATTATCACAATCTGATAGAACCTTGTTGTCACCTTATAGGAAATCATTTTTCGTGTAGATTATGCCTAATAAAAAAGCACCGAGTGTTGAGGATGCAAAAGAGCTTTTTATAGGAAATCCTAATAAATTACTTAAGGAATGGTCTAAAGAATGGGGTGTTTCAGTAGAAAGGGTAAGACAACTTAAAGTAGAAGCTGGATTATCTATTGGCAATGAAATAGATTACAAAATAGCAGAACAAGTAATTCAAAGAATACAATCTGGCATAGGAACTATAACAACTAGAAAAACTTATGAAGGTTTACCAGTTGGATATGATAAATTTAGAACTTGGTGTATAAAAGATATAGAACTAGCAAAACAGGCAGAACAGGCCAGAAATAATTTTTTAAATTCTTCGTATAATCCTACAGAAAAAGTATGTTACAAATGCTCTATTAATAAATCTATTAATGAATATGAAAAATCAGCTAAGTATAAAGATGGATACAACAGGTATTGTAAAGACTGCCATTCAAAAATTAAAGAAAACTCTGTCAAGCTAGATAAGAAAACTTGTATGTTATGTAAACAAAGTCTTTCACCGAGTTCTTTTGATAGCAATTCAAAGTTTAGAGATGGTCTGTCATTGTTTTGTAAAACTTGTAAATCGAAAGAAAGAAGAAAGACTAGAAGAATTAACGAAAATCTAGGCATTTAATATAAAGACAGAAATTTTACTTTGCCATACTATATTTATGGTATGGCAGGTAAGTATCCAGAACGATTATTAATTAACACAGTACACATTCAAAGAGTATCTAGTACTGATGTAGATTCTCGTGGTCTACAATCCACACAATGGTCTAATAGTACAGAAAATGTTAAATGCAGATTAGTTTTTAATAACGAAACAGAAAACAGAGGTGGTAGAAATACTATTGTGCAAAGTTGGACAGGTTTTTTTCAAGGAACTGTAGACATAAAAGCATCTGACAGATTATACGAACCAAGTACAGGTAGATATTTTGAAATAGATAATGTAAGTGTTTCAAACAACAGAGTTGGTAGAAGTATAGTTAAGGTTTTAAGTTTACTTTATAGAGAATAATGCCTAAACGATTAGACACTCAAGTCGGAGAAAGAGTATTCGTTGAAAGGCACTCTTTTATATCTGAAAACAGAAAAGATGTAATTTTAAAAAAAAGGCAAGAAGCTAGATTATATAGAATAAACAGGTCAATGTTATGGGCTAAGTCAATGGGTGCTCAAACACAAGCTACCAATTATTTAACCAATGCATCTTATGGCTTCCTTCAAATGGTCAACGACATACAAGCATTTTTTGTCACAGACAATTTACTTAAATCATTAGCAGCTCGTTATATGTGGACTAAAGGTGGTAAATTTTTAGCAAATGCACAAAACAAAGTTGTTCCAAGTGGATTTGGACCTTTAAGTCGTTTGATGCGTGTTCAAGCTGGTAGGCAATCTAAAAAAATACTTGCAGGTGTTTCTGCAAATTTATTTGTTACCAGTGAATTTACAATTGTAAATGTTAAATCTATGGAAAGACAAATAAAAAATCAATTAGCACAAGGTGCTGGATTAGGTAGAAAATGGGCTTTAACTGCATCTGCTTTTGCTGTATCAGGTGCACCAGACCCATATAGTCAAGCACAGAAAATTATGGGTGGAAACAAAAAAAGAAGTATGGATGGTTTTGATTTTGAAAGCAATCAATCAGTCTTAAAAAATTCTGACACATTTATAAACTTAGTAACTCAAGGTGCTAACCCAGCAGAAGCTAAACACTATATGAAGTATTTATCAACTGGCAATAATCCAAACGCTTTACTTGATAATTACAGAAGACATGTTGCTAGAAAAAGAAGTGGCGAAATGTTAGTTAATGGAAATACAGGAAGAATGAGACCTATTGATGATGTGTTGAACGATTTAGAAAAACAGACTTTGGATAAAGGTAATAAATTAACAACCATGTATGACGACAGAAGAGCTAAAGGTGATTTTGAAATTACAGGAACAAGAATTGTTCAAAATGAAAGAGGAGAAGATATTTCAATACCATCTCGAAAATATGACAACTTTGGTTTTGGTACTGATAAAGACAAATCTGACCTAAGAGATTTTTTATCACAACATAGTGATGATGAAATTGATGAATTTGTAGATGGTATTTTAGGTTATGGTCAATTAAGTTCAAAGTTTGGACCTGTAGATGAAAATGAGAGCATTGGTAAAAGATACAATATTTTATGGAACTTAGGTAGAGAAGTTGGTGAAATAAGTAGAAAAAGAAATACATGGGGAGACAGCATTAAAGTTCCTAGATATAATGGTAGAAGAATTGTTGCTAAATCATGGGCTAAATCTATTGCAAGAGGAACTGAAACAGGACCATATGTTGATAATGCTATGAGATTTGTTAGATTAGTTTCTAAGAATATGGTTGGTGCAGAGGGTGGTGGTTTTAGTCATCAAAAAGCAGCAAAAGAAATTCTTTCATCAATTTTAGGAACAGCAGATTTAAGTGACTATAACGAAATGTCTACAATTGTTGGAAATAAACAAAATGGAAGAATAGATGATAAAAGAGTAAATTATAAAGTTATAAAATCTAGCAATAATCCAAATGACCCTAACTATATACCTAGTAGATTTCAAATACAAAAAGCAATACATATTGATGATGAATATAAGTCAGATGCATTTATGAATTTTTCAATTAGCTTTGGTGGTAAAACACCTCGTTCTAAATTTGCTGATGCAATTTCTGATGCCCAGCAAATAGAGTTTGGTGGACCAGCTACTAACAGTATGGATTGGCGTAAATCTAGGTCAAAAGATAAACAATTCAAAATAGGCAATAGAGCTGATAACTTTATTTACAATAGAACTTTGTTTATGAATAAAGCTGGTAACAAAGCTCTAAAAGCTGTAGGAATTAATGCAAACTTTAGAACACCTACAAAACTAATTGATGGAATAAATATTAAAGGTGGTATAAAACCTACTGAAAAGCAAAAAGGTTTCACAATGCTAATGGACAGAAGGTTAAAGGATTTAATGACTTCTGAAATAGAAGCTACAAATGTTAGAGGAATTAACAATGCTGATGTTCAAAAAAAAGCATTGAAATCATTATTTGATGACCCTATGGGAGAAAGAAAATATGCAGATTCAATGGTAGATAGAAAAAAAGCAGCAGCAATTAAAAACTTGCAAAGACCAGGTGACAGAATACAAATGGTTGGGGTTGACGAAGAGGGTAAGGAAAAAGTCTTTACTATGAAAATGATTGATGACCCAGAACCTGATAATCAATTTAATAACTATCAAGACAAAGTTGAAGATGCAATTGGTAAATATGGTGCAGATGCAGGTGGTAGAGTTTTAAAATATTTACAAAATTATATTAGAACTAATAAAAACTTTCAATTAGGACCCATAACTATCACAGACATTCAAGATGGAAATATGGAAAAAATATTTATGACAAGATTTCCTGCAAATATATTTCATGGAACTGGAATACAAGATAATGCAACAATTATAGATGCAGTTATCTACAAAGCTGATGAGTTAAGAATTACTTCTTATACATTAATTCATGATTCTTCTATGGAACAGTACGAAAAAGCAGCTAAGAAAATACCTGATATTGTTAAATCAGAAGGTGCAAACCTTACTAATTTGTCTTTAGAAGAAAGAGACAACTGGATTTCTAATGAAGTATTAAAAAGAACTGAATTATTAGAACAACAGAGACAGATAGAATTTAAAGCAGAGGTTGCAAAAATTGATGATAGTAGATTTTTAGAAATTGCAGCAGAAGAAACAATTACGTCTATTGAAGAAAGATATAAAGCTATACAAAAAACTTCAAAAAGTGGTACTCAAAAAGCTGTTGAGGTATTTACTTCAGGTACTGGTACTACTCAAAAACTTCCAAGAACATCTCATCAAGCACAAGCTGATGCATATAACGCTAGCAACAAACTGGCTATTGCTCAAAAAATTAATGAATTAAAAGAAAAAACTGGATTACCAGTTTCCAAAATTAGACAACTAGAAGAGTTTAAAGATTTTGAACGAAGACTTTATAGTGAAATGGAAAGTGAATTAAGGGCTCAAGGTATAGATTTTTCTTTTACTTCTACTGGTCAATTAGAAGCTCGATTAATACAAGCTGAAGCACAAGTGCCACTAGATGGTGATTACGATTATAGAGAAGTGGTCTTTAGTTATTTTGAAGACCCTGACAGTGGTGTCAACTATCTTGAAGATATTCCTAGTGATGTTGCAGGTGGTAAAACAATTGCTGGCTCATATGCAGATAGAGGTGTGACACCTGACAGCACATTTGAACAATTTATACAAACTGTTGATGCATCTCTAATTACTTCTTTTAATAAAGTAAGAAGATTATATATAAATGCAGGTATGAACAAAGTTAAAATACAAGGCGACATCATGGATACAGAAAATGCTTTGATAGATACTAAAAGAAAAAAAAGGTTAGATTTTTCAAAAGGCTCTGAATTTAGAAGAGAATTAGAAAATTTATCATTTGAAGCTGAAGACCCTCAGTCAATTACAGCTTTAGGCGTTATGTTTTTTGCTACTGGAGATAGTAAATTTACAAATATAATTCTTTCACTTTTATCTAGGCAAGCAACTGGGGAAGAGATACTTAATCTAAAAGTTATAAGTCCTACAACAAGAGGTCAAGTATTAGAAATAGTTAATTCATTAGAAAGAAAATATTCTGGTGACTTGACTGAACAAAGAAAAAAAATTAGAGACTTCCTTGGTAAAAGATACTTCTAATTTTATTTTGCAAGTATAGAATACAGATATGCCTAATACAAGAAATACAAATCAAAAAGTACCACCTGATGCAGAAATTATTGCTAGAGCTTGGTCTTTAGAACAAACTGCAATTACAGACATAGTAGGTACAAGAATTGCTACAAGATTACCTAGAGATGCTGGTATGCCTTTTTTAGTATTATTTAGAAGTGGTGGTTCTTTGTTAAATCCTAGAAGTGAAGCTCATATACAAAATGCTCTTTTACCTATGGAATGCTATGCAGGTCGTTGGGGTGGTAATGATGATACTGCTGTTCCTGATTATGGTGAAGCAATGAACCTTGCAAATACCATAATCCAGTCAGCTTTCAATTATAGTAATGGGTATATACAAAGTAGTGATGGTCTAAAAGCCAAAATCTATAGTTTTGACATTATACAAATGCCAACAAGGATTGAGGAGACCACCACTGGTTTAGGAAGATATGCTATAGCGTTATCTATGACATATAGAGATGCAAGCTAGGAGAATTATGTTTAGTAACAAAGAACAAGAGAATAAGATGGTAAAAGTTAAACTTAACCCTCTATTTAATAAAGCAAACTCAGCAAGAGATGTCGTGTCTGGAAAAACTTTTCAGACAGGAGAATGGGTGGAAATTGAGTCCGAAGACTGGAATAGGCTAAAGGAAAAAAGCTGGACCTTAGATGGTAAAGCATATCCTTTGCTTATTGAAGTTGATGAGGAAGTCACTGAAGAAGAAGACAATGACGCTTCAGAGGACTATGTGGATAAAGACATTGAAGACTTTGCCGATAATGGCAGTGTCTTGCAAGATACTGAAGTAGAAGAAGAATAATTAGGAGATAAATTATGCCAAACACAAATGGTACAATATCTGAAGTTATTGTTGGTACTGGTGTACTTTATGTTGCAGCAATATCCAATGATGGTAACGCTACTGGAGACTATGTAGCTTTTCCTGGAGACAACACTGGAGCATGGGCTGACCCTGCTGCAGACTGGGTCGACGTTGGGTATTCCGAAGACGGCTGGACTCTTGAAATGGATAAAACATTTGAAGACATTATGGTCGCTGAAGAAATTGACCCAATTGCAACATTCAAAACTGCACAAGAAGTTAGATTAACTGGTGAATTAGCACAGGCATCTATGAGTAACTTACAAGTTGCTCTTGCTGGTGGTACTTTCACAGAAGATGATACTGATTATGCATCAGGATACGACAGCTTAAAACCACCTTCAACAGACGACTATGATGAGAAATCATTATTGTTAATTGTTGATGGTCCTGCTGGTGCTGATAGACATGTGGAAATTCCTCGTGCTATCAATGTTGGAGCTTTTTCAATGGCTCACCAAAAAGCACCTCAGAAGGTTGTTGTTGCAACTGAGTTCAAAGTACTTAAGCCAAAGTCTGTACAATCAACAAATCAATTCCTTGAATTGTTTAGAATTATTGATAATACAAACGATAGCGATGTATTCGACATTAACTAATAAGGTTAAAAAATAATAATGATAGTGATAGGAGGTCAGTGTGGCTGACAAAAAATTAAAAGAAGTTAAAGACTTTGACTTAGCTTTGGAAGAAGCAGAAGAGAAGTCAATAGTAGTAAAAATTGCTGGGGTTGTTTACACTTTCCCACATGCTTTACCAGCAAGAACTGTTCTTGCACAAATGCGTTGGATGGATGAGACAGGAAGTATGCCTACTCAAGCTATTCCAGAGTGGTTAGCATCAATCGTAGGTCAAGAAAAACTTGATGAAATGCTCGATAATGGTGCTACATGGAACCAACTTGAAGATTTGCTAACTTATTTGCTTGAGCAATATAATTTAGCTCAGGATGATGCTGATACAGAAGTAGAAGCTGAAACCGATGAAGAGGATGGCTCCCCAAAATAGTCTTTAAGCTCAGTGAGATATGGCTACGCTGGGCTGCTGTAGAATCAGACTTTCAACGACACTATACAATTAGTGAACCATTAAATATAACTTGGAGAAAGTTTATGATACTGCTTACCAACCTACCTATAGATACTTCTAATTTCTATGCACCCCACTATTCTTCTTATGTAGAGGGTGAAACCTATCAAGGTGCTGAAGAAAATATAGTTGATGTTAACAATCCACCTAAAGGCTGGTGGAAAAAAGAACTTGATAAAAAAAGAGGTCGTAATAGACCAAGGCAAACAGTTTCTCTTGATGAATTTGTTTCTGATGCTTCTAGTAAAAGAAAGAGGGTTAAGTAATAATATGGAGAACTATATAAATGGCAGTTGATAAAGACGCAGCTAAAGTTGTAATTGGTTTAGATTTCGTAGCTAAGGGTCAATCTCTTGGTAAAGCAACTAAACAAATTGAAAGTCAATTAGTACAGCTTCAAAGAAGGTCTGCATCTGTTGGTAAACAAATGGGTGCAATTATACCTGCATTTGCTGCTACTGGTGCAGCTGCTTTTTCTGCTTATAGATTTGCTATTTCTTCAGCAGTTCAATTTGAAGACACCTTTGCTGGTATAAAGAAAACACTTAACTTCACAGAAACTGCAACAGTATCTGCTGAAAAAAGATTTAAAAACCTTTCAAACGAAATCAGAAACATTGCAAAAACTACACCTATTGCAACTAATGAATTAAATAAAATTGGTGAAATTGGTGGACAATTAGGTATACAAGCTAGCAATATTGGTTCTTTTATTGATACTATATCAAAGCTAACTGTAGCAACAACTATGGGTGCAGAAGATGCTGCTTTTGCAATTTCAAGACTAGCAAATATTACAAATACAGCAGAAGATGATATAGACAATTTAGCATCTGTCCTTGTTAGATTAGGTAACGAATTTGCTGCTACTGAAAGTGAAATTATAAACACATCACTTGGAATTGCAACAGCAATGGAATCATTAGAAAGTGAATTTAGTAATGCTGCTGTAGATTCTCTAGCTTTATCTACTGCATTAAAAGCAGTTGGTGTTCAGTCTCAATCTGGTGCAACTGCTGTTCAGAGAACTTTAGATAAATTAGGTTCTGCTGTAGCCGCAGGTGGTAGAGAGTTATCCTTGTTTGCTAAATTAGCAGGAATGACAACTACTGCCTTTAGAGAATTGGCACAAGTTGACCCAGCTCGTGCATTTTTAAGATTTTTAGATGGTCTTAGAAGTTTAGGTAGCCAAGGTGCTGATACTGTATCAATACTAAAAGAATTAGGACTACAGCAACAAAGAACAGTTAGAGCTCTTAGAGCATTAGCTTTTGCATCTGATGAAGTAGAAAGAGCTTTATCAACTGCTAACGAAGAGTTTGCTCTCAATACTGCTTTACTTACAGAAGCTGAAAAAAGATTTGAAACTACTACATCTCAATTAGGAATACTAAGAAACAATATACAAGATATAGGTCTTGAACTTGGTGAAAATACATTGCCTGTATTAAACAGAGTTATTGATGGATTTACAACAATGTCTAAAGCTGTTGAAAGTGATGATATAACAAATGGAATAAAGAGAATTGGTCTTGCTTTAGCTGGACTTGCTACTGGTAGGGCAGCTATTAAAAATATTATTGAAGATTTTTCCAAGATAGCAGGAACATCACCAACTGGTGGTAGTGCTATATTTGGAGACATTTTAAGTGTAGAATCAATGGCTGGTCCTAGAGCTTTAGCACAAATAGAAAAAGCTAGAGCTGAATATTCAAAAACAATTGCAGATGAATATGCTAGATACAGAGTTGAACTTGAAAAAACAGACCCATATCAATTAGAGGCATTTGATAAGTATGTACAAAGCACTTTAGATGCTGCTAAACAAGGTACTGATTTCTTAAATCAAACACAAATTCCTATGAATATGTCAAATGATTTATTTGCTGCTTCTTTACAAAGCCAAGGTTTTGACACATCACAAATTGAAGCAATATTAGACCAAGCTGCACTAGAGGGTCTTGATGTATTTGGAACAACAATAGATGCAGATAATATTGAAAATTTAACTGAGAAAGAGCAGAGATTACTACAAGTAAGAGAACAACTTACTGATGAAATAAGGTCACAAGTAAATGTTGAAGATAGATTAAACGATACATTATTAAAAAAATTAGAAATTGAAGATGATATTGCATCTTTACAAGAAGGTCAAAGAGGTACACGAGCCGCTGCTGAAAGACATTTAGAAATTTTATCTGATGAAGCAACAGTCGCATCAGACAGAATATCAATGTTAAATACTCAGTTAGATGATTTACAAAGTAGAGAAAAACAATTTGTTGAAGCTGGAGACCAAATAGGTTTTGCAGAACAAACAATTGACTTAAAAGAAAGAATAAAAGCAGAAAATGATGGTCTTAAAGTTCTTGAAGACAGAATTGCACTTCTTAAAGAAGAAAAAACTATGATGGATATTTATAGAGAAAGAGGTGCAGACCCAGATATGGCTAGAAGGTCAAAACAAGAACTAGAAGCAATGCAAACAATAATGAAAAAGGAAGTTGCTTATGGCGATTTAACAAGTGGTAAAAGACAAGTGTTTAGTAGGTTCTTAAGCAATGTTGATGCTATGCTTTCAAATAATATTAAGTTACTAAATGAAGCACAAGGTAGTTTAAAATCTTATGAAGCTTCATTAAATGAAGTACAAGCAAAGATTGCTGGACTAGAAAAAGAAAAATCAGATGCAAGAATTACACCTAAACAAGAAGAAGAGCTTATTAATCTTAAAGACCAAAGAGTTGAACTTAACCAAAATATTTCTGATATGGAAGCTAATATCAGAGTTTTAGAAGATTATGGTAATGGTTTTGTAGAATTAAAAAAGAAAGTAAATGATTTTACTAGCACTTCTCAAGATGTAATGATTGAGAGAGCTGAAACCATGAATAAGGTAATTAATACTACTGTTGAAAATATAGAAAATGAAATAAGTGCTATAGATGCTGAAAAAAAATCTAGGCAGGAAAGAATTGGGGTAATTGATGAAGAAATTAAAAAACTTAGAGAAGAAAATTTAATACTCTCACAAGCAGATTTAGAAAAAAAAGTTGACCCAAAGTCAGAAAGTGGAAGAAAACTTGTTGAAGAATTTACAACTCTTGATGAAATGCAAAAAAGGAAAAGGCTTCTTGAAGATAATCAAAGTATAGTTAAGAGTAGACTTCGTTCTCTTGCAAAAGAAGAAGTCCAACTTAAGAAAAATTTAAACACTGCTGGCAAGCATAATAAAATAGAAGCTGAAAAATTATTAGTTAAAAAACAAGCAGAAAAACTTGACTTACAATCAAGACTTAAAGATGTTACCGAAGAATTAGTAGACCAAAATAATTTAATTACAGCACAAGAAGGTAAATTTAACAAAGCAGCAGATGCGGCTAATGTAAATAACAAAAACATTCTTGAATTAGAAGCTGAAAGAAAAAAACTTTCTAAAGACATTGATGGTGCTACTGAAGGTATTGAACATAGAGAAAAAATGATTAAAGATGTCAAATCGCAAACTATAGATATTGATGTCGAGCAAGAAAAATTAAAAGATAAAATTAATCAAAGTATTCGTGACCAACTTAGTCTGGAAGAAAGTAAAGCTCTTGAAACTGCTCGTGGTTTAGAAAATGAAGTTAATTTAGTAAACGAGTTATTTGAAAAAGAAAATGATTTACTTGACCTAGGTAAAACAGACGTTGACCAGTTAAAAAACAAACAGGAATTACTTGAAAATATAAATGATACACTAGAAAAAGGTATCAAAAAAGGAGACATTAGCGAAGCTCAAGCTGAGTCATTCATTAAACAGTTGAATGAGGAATTTGCAATAGGTGGATTAAGTCCAACTGGCGAGCAATTAAGACCTGGTGATGTACTTGACACTGATGTATTAACGAAAAAGAAGCAAAGATTTAGAATGCCAAAAGTATCTAAAGCTACTAGAGAATCTTATGCTCAATTAAAAACTGAAATAAGAGAAGTAGATACTGGATTAGTTGGTCTTGGAAATAGAGTAAGAACTCAAAATAAAGCATTTATACCTTTCCAAAAACAAATTGCTAAAATAATACAATCTTTTGGTTTGTTGAGGCAAAAAGAATTAAGAAACCTTGAAATTCAAATGTCTAAAAATGACAAAATAACTGGAAGAGTTAGGAACTCATTTTTAAGGCTTACCAAAGTAATTAATGGTGTTGGTATGGCTGTTAAAGGTTTAATAGCAAATATGGGTGCAATGGCTGCTTTTATGGCAGTTATGAGTACTGGGTTTAAAGTATTTGAAAATTTATCTAAGAGTGAAACTGCAATAGAAGCTGTTAGAGATGCCCTTGATGGTTTATTTGAAGATGCTCAAACTAGAGAAGGGTTAAAAGCACAACAATCAGAATTAGAAAAATTACTCGAAGAATATGAGCAAAAAGGTCCTGAGTTTGACAATGTTGTCAAAGCAATAGAAACAAGACTAGAAGATACTAAAAACTCTTTAAGAGAAGCTAACAATGTATTTGAAGAGCAAATGGCAGAAATTGGTTCTACATTACTATTTGATACAACTGTTGATGACAAGATAGGAGACTTAGAAAAAAGACTGCCAGCAATAGCTGAATTTATTGGTGCAGATGCTGAACTTTTAATAGATAGTATTACTAATGCAATTGGTAAAGAAATATCTGAGTCAACAGTTGATGCTAGTCCTAGAGATTTATTAGAAGGTTTTACTGATATATCTAGCTTTAGCCAAGCATCTCAAGATATATTTGGTGCTTTGCTTGAGACATTTGAAGATGACAGTACTTTAGTATATGACCCTAAAATACCATATGAAAACTACTTTAAAATAAGACAAAAAGAATTAATACAATTTTTCCAAGAACAAGGTGACTTAGGCGAAATATTTGGTGAGGGTGTTATTTTAGGCTCAGACCCAAATTCTCAAATGAAACTTGCCGACAGATTTACAGAAACTATTACAGGTGCTGATTTCAATGAGAGATTTAAAAATAATATGGATTCAAGATTTGATAATTTTAATATTGAAGTTGACCCATCAGGATTTATAACATTAAGCAGGTCTAAATTAAATGGCTTTAGACAAGAAACATTAGCCACTATTGACCAAGAATTTTTCCAAAAATTTGTTGATGGGTTAGACCCAGAAGTATTAGAAAAAAGATTTAACACAAGAGATAGACAAGCAGCAGCACAACAAATGATGATGACTGCACTTGGTTTTGCATCATCTGACCCAGAACAATTTAAAAAAGAAATAACATCGTTACTTGTTTTAGGTAAAAATGTTGTTGACCAAAGCCTTACAAAGATGGATAGTGGTCAAAGTGTAATTAAAGAAATGCAAGACCAAGCTCTAATGTCTGAGTTAAGACAATTTCAAAACCAAGGAATTATAGACAAAATACTAGACCCTAAAGTAAACAGAGCTAAAGCAGAACAACAATTAGCTTTTGCTAGAGAAGTGGCTAGAGAAGCAGAGGTCGAGAAAGCTAAACAGCTTAGAGATGAATTAAATCTAGCAGATTTCGCAGCAAGTAAGTTTAGCGAAACAATGAAGAATAATTTAGTTAACTCTGCACAAACAGTAATGGATGTATTTTCAGCAGTTCCTACTCAAATCAAGAAGAGTATGAAGAAGATTGTGGAAGAACTTATTGTTAAACAAGCAATGCAAAAAAACTTTGAAAATATGATAAAGAGGTTAGCTCAAAACGCACCATTACTAGCTGAACAACTATCAAAGCAAGGCGTAGCAGCAATGCAACTTACACAAGATTTCTTAAATGATAGAACTGCATCTTTTGTGGCCGAGGGTGCATTAATGCAAACTATACCTGAATTTGCAGCAGAAATCGGTATAGAACAAGATATGGTAGATAAATTTCAAAACCAAGCTATAGAAATAGGTAGTTCACTTGCTGATGGTTTACTAATAGGATTGCATAACAGAGGTGCCATTTCATTGCCTAGTGCAATGGTAAATTTGATTAACCAAGCAATATTTGATGCTGCAGGTCCAGATGGTGCTGATACAGGTTCTCCATCAAGAAAAACTAGAGACCTTATTGGTATTCCATTACTTGAGGGTATTATTTCTCCTTTTGCTGATAAAAATAAAGCAGCAAGCATAATTGCACAAAGTGTTGGTGGAGCTGTAAATCAAGCAGTAAAATTAGTTGATGACCAAGTTAAGTATCTATATGCAACATATGAACAAGCTCTGTCAGAAGTAGAAGAAGCCTTAGATGTACTGTTTTCATTTACACAAGCTGAAAGAGACTTATTACAAGCTCACTATTCTGTTCAAAAAGCAGAGCAAGCACTTATGTCTACTAGAAGACAACAAGCTAGTTTTAATGATAGATACCTAGAGCATATGATTGACCTTGCTAGATTAGAGCAAGAGGGTAGAAAAGGAAATATTACTGGTTCTGAACAATTAGACATACTAAAACAAAAAGTTGCTCTGGAAGATAAATTAAAAAGAGCTAAAGGTGAATTTAGTGCTCAAGAAAGACTTGCAATAGCTAATGCTGAAGAAGAGTTAGAAAAACTTACATTAGCAGCTGAAGCAGGAATAGTTACTGCACTTGAAGTTGAAGCAGCACAAGAAGCACTAGATGAAATGAAAGGTACTAATTTATCTCAAGATGAACAAAAAATTGCTATTCTCGAATTATCAGAAGCAGAAAAACAACTTCAAAGAACCGAAGATGACGCAATAAAAACTGAAGAGGAATTACTATCAATCAGAGAAAGACACTCTCAATATTTAGATGAAGCAGCAAATCAATACTATGAGTTAGAAACAGCGTATGACAATTATGATGCTGCTGTCGAAAATGTATATACCACTGAATTAAAATATGAACAAGCTAGAGAAAGATTTAAAGACTTTGCTGATGGTGCAGGTGAAGAAATATTTGCTAAGCTAGTTGCAGGTTATGGAAGTATGGGTACAACACTACAAGGAATAATCAATAAGACAAAAACTTTTGCTACAACTACTAAAGTCCAAATGGAAAATGCTGCAGAGTCTGTAAGAGGTTATTTAGATGCATTAGCTTTAGCAGAGCAACACAGAATGATTGATACGCCTGGTACAGATTCTTTAGGAACACAACTAGCTCAAAAGGAATACCCAAGTTTTAAGACATTCTTACAAGATAGATTTGGTGCTAATTCTTCAACATATACAGAAATTATGAAAAATATGGGTCAAGGTAATTTAGGTATTACAGGTAGAGGTAGTGCTGGTCAATTTAAAGATGATGAAGAAATGAACTTAGCATCTGTTGCAGCCAAAAGAGTTATGTCTGGAGATTATGCAAATGATGAGGGTGCACAATTTGAATTTATTAGAGCAGTTGAAGGATTTTTAGGTATACCAATAAGTATGTTTGATAGTGGTCAATTAGCTACTTCATACGAAGCCTTGCAAGCAAAAGAACTATCTCACCTTGCACCATCATTATTAGATGCAGGTGTTCAGATTTATGACACTTCTAAAAAATTAGCTGAAGCAGAAGCAGGTGATTATTCAAGAAATGTAGAGTCTGGAACTAGAACAGCAGGATATATACCTAGCATTGTAAATACACAATTAGGACCATCTATAGAATTGTTTGCTAATGAGTTACAAAATCTATTGAACTTTATACCTATGGTAAATCCAAAAACTGGTCAAAACCAGAGGAATCTTAGAAATCTAACAGACATGTTACAGTACTTAGGTCTTGACCCATCAATGTATGCAAAGTATATGCAACAACAACAAGCAATAGAGCAAGGTCAACAATTGTCACCTAAAGAAACTAAAGCTACATATGGATATTTTGACAGCCTTGCTAAAAAACTTCAAAGTAAATTAGATGACTTAGGTCTAACAAATTACAATGTACTTAGAGGGTTTAAATATGGTGGTTATATGAAGCCTTTCCAAAGAGCATTAGTTGGTGAGTATGGACCAGAAATGGTAACATCAGTTCCAGGTGGTGGTTTAAGGGTACAACCTGAAGGTGGAAGAGGTGCTAGTATAAATATTGACAACTTAAATGTACAAGTAACTGGTGTACCATCAGACCCAATACAAGCAAGAAAAGCAGCACAACAGATACAAAGAGCTTTAGTACAACTTGGCAAAGAGGGTTCATCAGGAACAGGTCTTAGGAGAAATTAATGGCTAATCAATTACATATTGGAAGATTAAGTATTACATCACCACAAACTGTAAACTTTCAAGCTACAGATGGTGGTAGAGATTTAATTGTAAATGGTAGTGTTGGTGGTAGTGCAGTCACACTAGACCATATTAAATACATAAGAGATGAATTAGTTTCAATGGCATCATATGGTTTGGTCGTTCCTTTAAGATATGATGGTGATGACACTTATGATGGATATGTAAAAGTTAGAACAAGCAGTGTAAATACTACTAGATATACTTTAGGTGGATTTTCTTATAACATTCAATTTGAATATTTAGGGAGAAGTGGAGAGATACAATTTGAATCAAGATTTACTGGTGCAATGCTAGATAATGACCATAATGTAACAACAACAACTATGCAATATCACTCACCACCAGTTAATCATTATAATTATTATCACGCAGGTCAACCTGAAGATAATACAAGATTATGTAAAGATTTAACTTCTACTGTTACTGGTGCAACCAATACTCTTAGACTTAAAACAGATAGTAATTTAAGAGATAGTAATGCAACTTATCATGTTGAACCTGAAGATTATTATAAAGGTGCTGTAAGAATATCAACTGGTACATATGACACTGGTTTTACTAAAACTAATGGGGTAAAGACATTTGATGAAACAAAATTAGAAGTAAGAAATGGTTTATTCTCTAAAAACAAACCTACTGAATTAGTTTTAGAAAATGGTCTAATTAGAATTGAATTTAGTAATTCAACAACTCAAGCATTATTTGATACTTATATATTTGATGTAAGTGATTATCAATCAGGAAAAACTTGGGCTTTTTCAAGAGGTCAGCCAACTGGTAGTGACCAATTAGCCAATGAGTGGCAAGGTTGGAGAACAATGCAAATCTTAAAAAATCAACCTGAGTGTGCTACTGTAAGGCTTACTAGCTATTTAAATGCTGATTCAAAAGATGGGAGATTAGTTCTGGACTTTACATTAAGAAGAGGTGCACATCATGTTTCTATAGTTGCAAACCAATTTACTGCAAGTAGATTTAATTTATCATTAGAGACAGCATCAGGAACAAACGCTTCTACTGGAACAGGCTATATAATTGATGGCTCAAGCTCACCAGAAGATGGTAATAAATGGATTTTAGGAAGTCCTGAGAGTAATTCAAGTTCATTAGAATATGATGTTGAAAGAGAAATGATGTACAAAAGTGGTGCTGTTATGAAAGCATTTTTAGGATATGAACTAGCACAAGAAGATAGTTCTATCAATGATGCAGATGACGCAGTGGATATTAGAGACCAATATTTTGATAATGTATACGAATACCAGAAGTTGATAAAAGCATAATGTCAGTTACAGAAAAATTAATGGCTCAAGGAAGTTTTAATTTAAAGCTAGATTATAACAAAACCCCAAACTCAATAATAAATACTATTGATGCTTGGGATAATATTGTTATAGTTCCACAAAGAGTTGAAGAAAATGAATTAAACGATACAGCAATGCTTAATAGTGCTGATTATGTTGGTGTCATTACAGGATTAGCATTAGGTGATGATGCAATAGAAATAGAGGGTGCAGGTCTAGGTACTTATTTAGGAGATACAGAATCAAGAGGATTGCCTGTTTCTGACCAAGGTGGTATCTCTAATATGAGAAAGTATGTCAATAAAAGTTTAAATTATGTACTAGATAATTTTGAAGATGGCACACCTTATGGATTACTAAGAGATGGTAACGATGGTGGTAAAAGAGCAATAAGAGCTGGAACAATAACAAACCCAAGCAAAGAAAGTACAGATTTATTATTAAATTTTGATGGTAATGATGGTGACAAAGAAACTACAGATGCAACTAAGAGAGACCATACAGTTAAGTTTTATGGTGGTGCTGAATTAAGCTCAGACCAAGCAAAATTTGGAAATACAAGTTTATACCTTGATGGTGAAAGGTCGTATGTGGAAGTAGATTATTCTTATCACTTTCAATTAGAAGCACAAGATTTTACTATTGAGTGGTGGGAATACAGGGTGGAGTAATGCCTCAGTTTGATATTCGTAACGCAAACCTAAGTGCCGATGGTTTACAGGCAATTAAAGATAGGATAGGTTTTGTTCCTTTCGTTTACGATACTGGTTATCCAGTATTAGGTGTTTATGTGGACAATGACCCTGTACCTAGTGGTTCAACAATTTTTGCAGAGAGTGTTGGTGGTCGTGTACCATTTGACCCTGACTTTCATGATGGTGTAAGAGGTAACTTAGTAGTAGGTTATGGTCATACATATAACAATGAGGGTTCTATACATAGAGGTTCTGAATCATTGTTTTGGGATTTTTATGGTCATTATTCTAATGATACTTTTCGGATTAACAATGTAGATTACAGTTTCCCAATTCAAAGAGGTGATACATATGCTACATCAGATAGTGGTGGTAATTGGGTAGATGGAAATGGAGATGTTCAAACAAGTGGTATAAGAATTGCTTATACAGGTAATGATAGTTCTAATAGCAATATGAGATTTTCTGAGTCTCTTGCTAGCACATTACTTGCTGAAGATGTTGTAGGTTATGTAAACAAAGTAATAGCAATATTTGATGATGAAGATGATGATGGCAATTTACTTTATGCTGATTGTTTCCCATATGATACTGATTTAGCTCAACAACATTTTGATATGATGGTTTTAGTTTGCTATCAAATAGGAAAAGAAGCATTTGATGCTAGTTATTTTGTTTACCAATACAAGCAAGTAGATGGTACTGCTGTTACAAGCGAAGCAGATTTAGATGCTTACAATAATGCAGGATATGCTCTTATGTTTCTTGGTTCTAAACCATCTCCTGCTGATTATCCATCAGGTGTTGACCCAAATAACTTAAAAGTAGTTTATAACCCAATCGTTGTTAATGGTGTAAAAGTAACTTGGAAGTCAAAACTTTTATGGGATGATGCAATGGTAAAAGCAAGGCAGGGGGATATAGAAGAACTTTTAGAACCTAATAATGACTTGCAATGGTACTATGATGCACAATTAGCTCAGTGGGTTAATGCACCATTAGACCCAAGAAAAAATTCTCAGTGGTATCAAGGTGAGCCAATACCTGAAGACTTCTTTATGGCAAGACCAAATGCACCTGCTTGGGTAGATATTGTATATTCAACATTACCAACAGGTATTGTAGCTAATACCATTTTAGAATTATTAGAACAAGGAAGAGAAGATGAAATACCTTTGTATTACACTGGTGATGCATCTATTTATGACACAGACCCTGGAAATGCTAATTATTGGGAAGAAGACCCATTTTATCAAAAGTATTATTCTGCTTTATGGCAATTAAACAATCGTTGGTATGAGGGTAATCAAACATACTTAGCAATTAGACCTTCATCAACAAATGGTGCTGCAATAGTGGCTCAGGGTGATGGTGCAGTTCCCCCATTCATATTAGGTTTAGATAATGGTGAGGGTGAACTACAAGTATGGATTACAAGTAATTATGCAGAGAGCAATATTGACCCTATTACTAGAGTTGATGACACAATATATGATATTGCTGAAGGTATTAAATTAGGTGATAGAGCTAATGGTCAGTGGGTTCATAGAGCAATTACAAGAAAAGGTAACACATGGAAAACTTGGGAAAATGGTGTAAAGGTAAGTGAATGGAACTCTGAAACAACTGTAAAGAGAGTAACTAGAGATGCTAAGACAGGTGGTACAGACTCCAAAGCATCATTGCATTTATCAATTGGTAGAGGTCAGCAAGCAGATTATTTTAAAGGTTACATAGATGGATTAAAGTTTACAAAAGGAGAATCATTATATGATGCTGATTTTGATGTTCCAACAAGTGCACCTACAATTGACCAAACTGCTAATTTATATAAAGGTAACCATAACTTAGAAAGTGCTTTTTCTGCAATTAAAAAAGTTATGTCACAATTAGAAACAGAATACAGAATTAACACAAATGGTACATTAGATGCTGGATTACCAGAAAATGTGTTCGTGGGTCATGGAACCGATACGCCAACTGCAATTATTGTAAGAGATAGTCAAGGTGAAGACCCTGGTATAACTGGTTTAAACCCAGATGCATTGACTACACAATTTGAGGCAGAAGATTGGGTAGCAGGTGTAGAGTATATAGAAAATGCAGGTTCTGATGGAGAAAATATTGATTTATATGAAAGATTTTTAACAGAAGTTCCTTATTATGATTTATTTGGAAATCCTTTAGAGAGAGTTGCTTATGTAGCAGAAACTGAAGTTTCAAGCAACATGGCACCTAAAAGAGCTGAAGCATTTTTAGAAGAATTTACAAGAATTAAAAAATCTTTGTCTTTGTCTTTGGAATATTACGATGTAAAAGGTGATTTTGAAGTAGGAGATAATATATTCGTTTATGACCCTGAGATAGGTTTTGTTGATACACCTACAAAAGCAGTTGCAGATGGTAGGTCAGAGCCTTATGAACAAATATGGCAAGGTCAGTTTATCAATCCAGAAAAAATACGAATTGTTGGTATAACTTATCCTATAGAAGAAACATTTGGTGTTTATCTAAGAAAAGTAGTATCAGCTAGTCCTTTTGTAGTTAGATATTATGACTTAAATGATTATATAGAGTTTGAAGCAGGAAATACTCAATTAGAAGTTGGAGAGATAGGTAAACAAATAGGAGATGACTTAAGATTTTCTTCACAAATATCAGGTGCTGCAACTGGTGATAAAATGTATAAACCAAATAAAGTTATAGACCCTGATGACCCAGCTAATGAGGGTATAAGATTAACAACTGGATTTGAAACTGATGCACTAGGAACACAAAGGTCAATTATATTTTTAGAGTGGTTAGTTCCTAGAAACAGTGATGAAACATTAATAACCAATGGTTTACAATACGAAATTACAGTTCAACCAGTAAACCCTGTACTAGGTGGTACAGAACATTATTTTATAAATTGGGGAAATACAACATTTACTATTCAAGATTTATTACAAGCTACAGATTACAAAGTAGGTGTACAAGCTATAACTACTGGTGCTTCTAGTGGTTTCGTATATGAAACAATAACTACAGCAGTTGATACAGGAACACCCCCTACACCTGATGAAGCAACAACACTTGCTTCCTTACAAGGTGCTATTCAAGTTATACATAGATTAGGTGCTGCTACTGATGCACAAGGTAATCCACTTGCTACAGTGGTCGATTTCACTCTTCCATCAGACTTGTCACATTTAAATGTATATGGTTCTACAACTTCAGGTTTTACTGTTGGAGAAAGTAGTTTAATAGGTAAAGTACCAGCAGATGCATCAATGCTTAGATTAGGAATACCTGCTGTCACTACTCTTAAAGGAGATAGTTTAGATAGTGCAGATACTATGTTTTTTAGATTTACTGCTGTAGATTTAGCTGGTAATGAGTCTGATGCTTCTCCTGAACAACAGAAAAGTGCTAATTTAGTTTTAACTGAAAATATAGATGATGCTGCTATTACTACTGCAAAAATAAGAAACTTATCAGTAGATACTGCAAAAATAGCTAATGCTGCCATTACTAATGCAAAAATAGGAAACCTTATTGAATCAGATAACTATTCATTAGGAACATCTGGTTGGACAATTAGAAAACAAGATACTGGTTATCCAAATGGTTATGCAGAATTTAATGATGCAGTTTTTAGAGGTAACATAACTGCAACATCTGGTGATATTGGTGGTTGGACAATTGCTAGTGATAAGTTGTCGGCAGATGATGGTAATTCAAACTCTATGGAAATAGATGGTGCAAATGCTTATATACAAGCAAATTATACAGCAGGAAGTGCAGGTTTTAAATTAAATGCAGATGGTTCAGTAGAGTTTAATGATGGAACATTTAGAGGTGACCTATCAGCAGGTACAATTAGTATTGGTTCTGGTAACGCAGTATTTAATGTTGACAGCAATGGAAACATGTGGCTTGGTCACGCAAATTATGGTGATGCTCCATTCACTGTTTCTAATTCAGGTGTTTTATTTGCTAGTGGTGCGACAATTACTGGTACAATGACAATAAATGCAGGCTCGGTACATATAGGATAATTTATGGCAATACATATAGATACTGATGGTAATTTTTATTTTGGTGCTACTGGCACTACTGAGTTTGATGATTTAACTTATACACCTGTATTTTCTGTAACAAAAGATGGTGTAATTAGAGCAACATCAGGTCAAATTGGTGGTTGGGAATTAGCAAGTAATTATTTGCGTTCAGAAAACTCTAGTGGTCAATATATATATTTAAACAATGATGGAACTATCGCAGGAAATTTTGTATCTGGAACTTCAGGTTGGAAAATAAGTGCAGATGGAGATGCTTTCTTTAACAGTGTTACTATAAATAATCCTATTATTACTCTAGGAAAAGATACAGGTTCTGGTACACCTACAACAGCAGCAAATGACAGGATAAAAATTGGTGATGCAGTTTTATTTAACAGAGATGTAAGTGGTACTAGCTCTTTAGTTACAACAAAATCATTATTAGTTTTACCAGATGGTGATGAGGATAATCCTTCTATAGCTATAGATGGTCAATTTTCAACAATGGGATTTTTTATTGATGTTCCTGTAGCTGGGCGAAATAGAATGCAAATCACTAACGGTACTGATAATGTTGCTTCTTGGGACGATTTTACAGATTACTTTACTGTTCCAAATAGATTAGTTCTAGGTGGAGGACTACAAGCAGGTGGGTCACTAGGAGACGCTGGTCAAGTATTACAAAGTACTGCAACTGGTGTTCAATGGGCTAATGCTGGTGGTTCACACGCAGATAGTGACCATACAAGCTTTGCTGACTCAACTCATACTCATCCTATAGGAGATGTAACTGGGCATAGCCACAGTGGATTTTTAACTTCTATACCTGCGGAATACTTAACTGAAACTGAAGGAGACCAAAGGTATTTAACTTCAACTTCTCACGGTAGTCACGGAACATTTGTAAGTTCTTCTACAGCAGTAACATCTATTTCTTCTGGTGGTTCTGGAATGAAGGGTGCTATATCTGTTTCTGGTACAGGTTCTGGTTTTTTTGATACAATAAGTCAAGATACACAGACAGTAAGGTTTACAAGAAGTGGTGTTAGCTCTGTAAAATTAAGACCAGCTTCTTCTAATGCAAACTACGGGTTAGGTGATTCTACTTATAGGTGGTTACTTTTGTATGCACAGTTTAATACAAATGTTAGCTCTGATGAAAGACTTAAAGAAAATATTGAAGTAACAGATTTAGGTTTAAATTTTATTAATGATTTACAACCAAAGAAATTTACATACATAAGACAATATGGATGGGTGTGTTCTAATACTGAAGAAATAGTAGGTGAAGAAGATGCAGAGTGTAATTCTTGTGATGAAGATACTGATTGTAATGTTATATGGACAGATGTTACAGGAATAGAAGAAAATGCTATATCTTATGGATTAATTGCACAAGATGTAGAAGCATTGCAACCATCTGACACTAATTGGAACTTAGTAAGAGGCGAAGGAGATGAAACTAAGTCTATTGCATATACAGAACTTATATCCCCTTTGATAAAAGCAGTACAAGAACTAAGCACACAGATTTCAGATTTAACTGCTAGAGTGGAAGCATTGGAGGGATAATGGCTAATTCATACGATACTCAATATTTATTTATGGACCATGAAGCAAAAAGGCAGTATCTAATTGCAAGAATGGCAGAAGCAGAACAATTACATTTTGAGTTAATGATAGACAAATTAGATGAAAGTCATAGTGATTACGATAACTGGTTAGACACAATAACTCAATTAACTAAAGAAATAGAAAGATTGCGTTACTTATACAAGCAATATGGAGGCACATTAGGTAGTGAACTACCTGTTATACAGGATGATGTGCTAAATGGCGATTGATACAACTTTTGATGCTTCCCAGCGAATAGCTGGTTCTTCTGATTACGATGACCATATTTTTAGTTTAGATTCCAATGGTAATCCACATGGTTTTCAAGTATCTAATGCAATAGTTCACGTTGATGACACAACTGTTGATAGCAATGGTGATGAAATTGGTTATAACTTATACCTTGATGGTCAAACAGTTATATCAGATGGTCCATTCGTTGTAGGTACAGTTGCAAGTCAAAAATTAATATTTGCTACAGACTCTACAATTCGTGCAGAATTTACTACTGATGGTTATTTAGATTTAAAATCTGCAAAGTTAAAAATAAATGGAAATACTGGTGCAGCTAATCAGGTATTAAAAACAGATGGTTATGGAAACATATCTTGGACAGATTTACCTACACAACAACAAGCTTTTGGAAATATTATTGTATCTGGTGATGATACTATACAAGCTGACCAAACAGGAGATACTCTTACATTTGTTGCAGGTACAGGCATAACACTTGATACAAATGGTAGTACCGACAGTATAACAATATCTTCAACTGGTGGAGGTGCATCTAATGCTTTTAAAACTATTACTGCTGGTGGTAACAATATTGTTGCAGACAGTGCAACAGATACAGTAGAACTTATTGCAGGTTCAAATGTTTCTATAACATCTAATTCAACAACAGACCAAATTACTATTGCTGCAAATACTAGTGGAGATGCTAACCAAAATGCTTTTACTCAAATAGCATCTACTAATCAAAATACAATACTAGCTAATGCTGAAAGTGATACTTTAACAATTGATTCTGATGAAGAAAGTACTTTAGATAATAGGTATAAGTCTGACCGTGACCAGATAGATATAATAACCGACACTTCAACAAAAACTGTTAAAGTAAACAGTAAAGTACCTAAGACTTTATCTATGGTTGGTAAAGTGCCTGTAGTCACCAAATTAGGAGAAAACTCTGGAGTGCCTTTAAGAAATAAGTTTTTTAATGTAGCCACATCAGATGCCGTTTCTGGAGGTGGAGGGTATGTAGGTGTTAGTACAAGAAGTATTCCTTTGCTACAATCATCAGGAACTACTTTAGATGTTCTTATGCCTGCTAAATCAGACAACTCAACACTACAGCTGACTTATGTAGATAGCTCAGGTACAAATGATATTATCGATATGGAAGTAGCTGAATAATGGCAGAAAAAACACCAGTAAGAGTTAATTATGACGGTAATGGTAATGCCATTGGATTTGCTGAATTACAATCTACTGAGTTTATAGGAATAGATGATGGTGGTACTGGTGCTATTACAGCTTCAGGTGCAAGAACTGCATTAGGTCTTTCCATTGGCACAGACATTCAAGCCTATGATACAGACTTAGCAACAATAGCAGGACTATCTCATACAGATGGTGCTTTTATTGTTTCTAACGGTTCTGCATGGACTGTAGAAAGTGGTGCAACAGCAAGAGCTTCTCTTGGTTTAGGTTCTAGTGATAATCCTACATTTAATGGTGTTAACTTATCAATTCTTGCTTTAGACAGTGTCAATGTATCAACAATAGTTACATCTACAGAAACATTTACTTCCAACGATAATGATACATCTTTACCTACAACAGCTTCTGTTATTGATTATGTTACAGCACAAGTAGAAACAGCTAATGAACTATCAGAACTTACTGATGTAACATTTGGAACATTGTCAACTGGTGACATAATTAGATATGATGGTAGTGCTTGGGTAAATGAACCTTTAAATCTAGGAACAGACACAGAAGGTGACTATGTTGAAAGCATTACTGCTGGTTCTGGTTTAGGAATTGATATTTCATCAGGAGAACAACAAACACCTACATTGTCTGTAAATGTAGATGATAGTTCTATTGAAATAAGTTCAGACACATTACAGGTAAAAGCAAGTGGTATTACAAATGCAATGCTTTCTAATGATAGCGTAACAATTAATACAAATTCACTTTCTTTAGGTGGTAGCTTAACATTAGATACAGATGATATTGGTGAGGGTTCAACTAACCTTTATTATACAAACGCTAGATTTGATACACAACTCTCTACAAAAGACACTGACGACCTAACAGAAGGTAGTACAAATCTTTATTACACAACTGCTAGAGCGAATACAGACTTCGATACTCGTCTAGCTACAAAGGACACAGACAACTTATCCGAAGGTTCTACAAATTTATATTTTACAAATGCAAGAGTTGACACAGAAATTGATAGCTACCTTAGTGGTGGAACTGGAGTTACAGTATCATCTGGTGAAATAAGCATAGGACAGGCAGTATCTACATCAAGTGATGTAACCTTTAATGACTTAATTGTTTCTGGTGACTTAACTGTATCAGGAACTACTACTACTGTTAATACAGAAACAATCAACTTAGCTGACAATACAATAACTCTTAATTCCAATGCTACTGGTTCTGCTACAGAAGATGGTGGTATTGAAATTGAGAGAGGTGACGATACAAATGTTACTCTTCTTTGGGATGAAAGTAATGATAGATGGACAGTAGGTTCATACGACTTCGTTGCTTCAACATTTATTGGTAATTTAACAGGAAATGTAACAGGTACTGTATCTGATGTAAGTAATCATAATACTGACGACATAGTTGAAGGCTCAACTAATTTATATTACACAACTGCTCGTTGGGACACAAAAATGGCAGCTGCCGATACTGATGATTTATCAGAGGGCTCTACTAATTTATACTACACCGACACAAGGGTTGGAACTTACCTGACAACAAATAGTTATGCTACTGAAACCTATGTAGATAGTGCTGTAGCTTCTGAAAATGAATTAAGTGAGATGAACGATGTTACTCTTACTAACGTTGCTAATGGTGACTTTTTAAGATATAACGGAAGTGTTTGGATTAATGACCCTGTTAATTTATCTACAGATACTATCGGTGATTATGTACAAAGTATAACTGGTGGAACAGGAATATCTATTGATGTTACTTCAGGTGAAGGACAAACACCTACATTAGCAATAGATTTTACAGAATTTGATACAGATGATGTAGTAGAAGGTACAACAAATATTTTCTATACCGAAGCCAGATTTGATAGTAGTTTATCTGGTAAAACAACAGACGATGTCACAGAAGGTTCTAATCTCTACTATACAACTACAAGAGCTAATACTGATATAGATGCAAGAGTAACTAAATCTTTTGTTGATGCTCTCAATGTAGATGCAGATACCTTAGATGGTATTGACAGCACAGGATTTGCTACAGCTGCTCAAGGAACATTAGCTGACAGTGCAGTACAACCAGGCGATAATATATCCACCCTTACAAATGACAGCAACTTTATAGATTTAACTGATTTATCAGTAACAGATAGCGGTGGAGATGGTTCACTAAGTTACAATAATGCAACAGGTGTTATTACTTATACTGGACCAAGTCAAGCTGAAGTTTTAGCCCACATTAGTGGTGGAACTGGAATTACAATTTCTGGTGCTGGTGTTATAGCTACAACTATAACTCAATACTCAGATGCAGATGTTCAGTCCTACTTATCTGGAGGAACAGGTGTTACTTTATCTGCTTCTGGAGAATTTAGTATAGGACAGGCAGTAGCAACTACTGACAATGTAACTTTTAA